TTGAGTTGCAAGCAGTACAAGTCCTTAAACTTGGGGAAGGTGGAGTATCCAGCATCGCAGCATCTGCGTTTGGATTCACTACTGAAGAAGAGGGGTTTGTGAATGGCGGTGAGAACTTAGAGGGTGGATTCGATGCGGAAGAAACGGAAGAGTCGGAAGAAGACTTCGGCAACTTCTAGGTTTCGTTCTGGCTTCGAGGAAAAGTTAGCATCACAGCTTAGGCGTGGTGGTGTCAGCTTTCAGTACGAGACTTTGAAGTTGGAGTATACTAAGACTGCAACCTACACACCTGACTTTATCGTTGGTGATATTATCATTGAAGCTAAAGGAGTATGGACAGTAGAAGATCGCAAGAAACATTTGTTGGTACGAGAGCAACATCCACATCTAGATATTAGATTGGTGTTTCAGAATGCGAGAAACAAAATCCGTAAAGGAAGCGACACCACCTACGCAGCTTGGTGCGAAAAGAAAGGAATAAAATATGCACACCAAACAATACCTAAGTCATGGCTTACATCAAAACACACCACCCTTGCGATGACTGTGGATCAAGTGACGGCTGCTGTACCAACGACGACGGGAGTACACACTGCTTCGTCTGTAGACAGCATAAGCGTGGACATGGAGGGAGAGCTAGAGTGAGTGAACCAATATCGAGAGAGTTCATAACAGGTAAAACAAAAGCTATATCTAACAGAGGATTGACTGAAGACACATGTCGGAAGTGGTCCTATCAGATAGGTGAACTAAACGGTAAAGCTGTACAAATAGCTAATTACAAAAACAAACATGGCGAAGTAGTATTTCAAAAGCTACGCCACCGTGATAAAAGTTTTGTTACTAGAGGTACACCTAGCGTTCTGTTCGGTCAGCATCTATGGAAGCAAGGCGGTCGTCGAGTTGTTGTAACAGAAGGTGAGTTAGATGCACTGAGTGTGTCACAAGCTTTCGATAACAGATGGGCGGTCGTCTCTATTCCATGCGGTGCTACTAGTAGTGTTAATCATATCAAGAAACAATTAGACTGGCTGAATAGTTTTGAGTCTGTTGTCTTTTGTTTTGATAACGATGAGGAAGGAACAAAAGGTGCTAAAGAATTAGCTAGCCTACTTAGTCCAGGTAAAGCACACATAGCAGAGCTACCTCTTAAAGATGCTAGTGATATGCTAGTAGCTAACAAAACTAAAGAGTTAGTAGAGTGCTTATGGAATGCTAGAGAGTACAGACCGGATGGTATCATCAACGGTACAGAGCTGTGGGATGTTATTAACAACACTGAAGCTAACAAAGCTATCGAGTATCCGTTCAAACGATTGAATGATATGACGCATGGCATGAGGCTGGGTGAGTTAGTAACAGTAACAGCAGGTAGTGGAACTGGTAAGAGTTTGTTTTGTCGAGAGATAGCACACCACTTATTAGCAAACAACCAGACTGTTGGATACATAGCACTAGAGGAATCTGTTAGGCGTACTGCACTAGGGATAATGGGAATACATATCAATAAACCATTACACTTAGAAGAAGGTATAGCTGACCAAGAAGTATTGTTACCTGCGTTTGAAGAGACGGTTGGTAACGGTAAGTTCTACACCTACGATCACTTCGGTAGTATGGATTCTGAGAATCTACTAGACAAGATCAGGTATCTGATACGAGGACTTGATTGTAACTGGATATTCTTGGACCACCTCAGTATCGTAGTCAGTGGTATAGCAGGAGATGATGAGCGTAGGTTAATAGATAATACTATGACTAAGCTTAGGTCACTCGTTGAAGAAACAAAGTGTGGTATGGTATTAGTATCTCACTTGAAACGAGTAGACTCTGGTCACGAGGAGGGAGGAAGAGTTAGTCTTCACCATCTGCGTGGGTCTCAAGCTATAGCACAGCTATCTGATATGGTTATTGGACTAGAGCGTAATCAACAGAGTGATACAATATCAAATGAAACACGAGTGCGAGTCTTGAAGAATAGATTCAGTGGTGAGACAGGCGAGTGTGACACACTGTATTACAACAGAGAAACTGGCAGAGCTACACCCGAAAACATAATGAGTAATAATGAAAAAGACACTGACAGTGAAGCAGGATTCTAGCAGTAAAAAGAAAGTTGAGAACTGGTTATTTATACAAGCACTCGACGCAGCTGTAGAAGCCGAAGCTAACAACACAATAGATAATAATAAATGGTTGAGTAAGTTGAAAATATTTCTACCAACTTACAAATTCCTGAGAGAAACAATGAAACAAAATAAACCGGAGAGAAATTAAAATGGGACTAGATCAAAATATAGTAATACAAAAGAACTACAATAGACGTAGTACTCGCAGTGATTTTGAATCACATTACTTCAGGAATTTCTATACTTTACATAACGCTATTGAACAGTTGTGGATTGATAGAGGTAGACCAGGAGAGAATGTGTACGGTGTTAAGAATCCTGATGTACTAATAGACATGGGTATAGCCTTACAACCTAGCGACCTTGCACCTATGAAAGACATAGAGGTAAACGATTCTTATAAAGAAGAGTACGATGAATTATTAACTAAGATCGAACAAGCATTCAAGGATGTTAGGATGGTCGATTACATTGCATCATGAGAACACTATTCTTTGATATAGAAACAAATGCTCTTGAAGACTTCACTAATCTGACGGACTTGGAAACGGTACACTGCTTGTCTGTGTACGACCCAATGACTCCGAAGATGGTGACCTTTGCGGGAGATAGTATACACAGGGGACTGACAGCACTAGCAGAAGCAGACCGTATCGTCGGACACAATGTTATTAAGTTTGATATACCTGCTTTGAAGAAGCTGTACGGATTCTCTCCACCTCTAGTTAAAGTAGTTGATACCTTAGTATTATCTAGGTGTATTTTCTCTGACCTACGCAACGAGGACTTCGGTCGTAACAACTTCGATCCTAAACTTGTAGGTAGTCACTCGCTGAAAGCTTGGGGACACCGGATGGGTAAGCAGACGAAGCTGACATACGGAGAAGAGGACGGTGCATTCGATCACTACAATGAGGAGATGAAGAAGTACTGTGAGCGTGACTGTATAGTTACACAACTGTTGTACGATTATCTACTCAGTCAAGAGCCAAGCAATCAGATGATAGCTATCGAGCACTGGTTTGCATTTATCATCAGTCAACAGGAGCGACACGGTTTCAAGTTTGATCTTGATAAAGCAGACAGACTAACAGCCAAGCTTACATCTATTCGTGCTGAGTTGAAAGACGAGTTGCAACAGATGGTAGCACCAAAGGTGGAAGAGATGAAGAGTCCTGCTGGTTGGACAGTAGAAGGATACACAGCACCGACTAAGGCAAAGTTAAAGTTAGTACTGAAAGATGCCGGACTAAAACAATCTCTTGTTAACGACGCAGTCAAGACGGGTAACAAACAAAAGACTACACTGTTCAACCCTGGTTCTCGACAACAGATAGCAGCTGCACTACTAGACTTAGGATATGATCTACCAAAGGAACCAGACGCTACCACACCTAAAGTAGATGAAGCAGTACTGAAGAAGATAGATCATCCAATAGCACAGAAGTTGTTAGACTATCTATTAGTACAGAAAAGACTTGGTCAGTTAGCAGAAGGGGAACAAGCGTGGTTGAAGCTGGCTAAGAATGGACGGATACACGGAGCGGTGAATACAAATGGAGCAGTGACGGGAAGATGTACACACAGCAATCCAAATGTAGCACAGGTTCCTGCTTGTCGCGTACCGTATGGTGAAGAGTGTCGGGATTTATTCGGTGCGGGTGTTGGTAAGAAGTTGGTGGGATGTGATGCTAGTGGGTTGGAGCTACGGATGTTAGCACATTACTTAGCATTCTACGACAGAGGAGAGTACGGTAAGATCGTAACAGAAGGAGACATTCACACAGCTAATCAACAAGCTGCTGGACTGGAGACACGAGACCAAGCTAAGACATTCATCTATGCTTTCCTATACGGAGCAGGTGATGCAAAGATTGGAGACATCGTAGGAGGTACAGCTAGAGACGGACAGATGTTAAAGCGTAAGTTCCTATCCAACCTACCAGCATTGAAGAGACTACAACAAGACATCAAAAGAAAAGTCGATAACGGTGGTACTTTGATGGGACTGGACGGTAGGTTGTTACGCATACGCAGTAGCCACGCAGCACTGAACATGTTACTTCAATCAGCCGGAGCCGTGTGTATGAAGGTAGCTTTGATACAGTTATTCCATGCACTAGGTAAGAACAGATGGCAGCACGGTAGAGAGTACGCATTCGTAGCTAACATCCACGACGAGTTCCAAGCAGAAGTAGCACCAGACAAAGCAGAAGCATTCGGACAACTAGCAGTCAAAGCTATACAAGTAGCTGGTAAAGAACTGAAGCTGAATGTTCAACTCGACGGTGAGTACAAAGTAGGTGACAGCTGGGCGGAGACTCACTAAGAGATGGACGAGATACAATACGACAGCTACACTACCCTTG